ACCGAGAAAGACCATCCGCACCTTTGAATCAAGATCTTCAAGAGAACCACCAAGCATCTCCCAAAACGCATAAGTAAAGATGATTTGATCAGCAACTATATTAAAGACGGTAGTTAAACAACTACCACTAGGATGACCTCCTTTAGGCTCAATGATTTCAGAACCAACCATAAGCCTATTAAAAGCCAAACGCCTAATCAACACCTGCCTCACATAATCGTCATCACTCACGACCTCTTCTCCGACCGGATACCCAGCGGCAATCGAACGCACAACACGACCAACTAAATCGATAAATAAAGGATTAAAACATTGATCCATACTACTATAATCAGCAGTAAGAATCCATGGATCCTTAAACCCATCGGTCAAATAATCGTGCAACGCCCGAAAGTCTCTAGGCTCCAGCCCGAGAGCAGAATTAACTGCTATGTTTTTCTTTAAGTACGTAGCAAGAACCCCCATAAAAAATCTCCTCTGAAGAAGAAACTCATGTACAGGGGCACCCGCAAACAACCGAGTCTTTCCAACAAGAACCTTGGCTGTTGCTCTAGCTTCCTCTTTCGTGGAAACTGTAGCAGCAGCTTCATAATCTCGACCAGAAAGAATACGATCTACCAACTCATCTAACATAGCAATACACTCTGCACTCGGCAACGGACGATCCGTTAAACCAAGATCCGACAATTCTTTTGCAGTCAAACAGACCACATCCTTGCTCGGACCAAGTTGGTTCAGCGGAACGCCCGCTGCAGTTTGTCTAGTAATTGAAGGTAAAACTCCAGCACCAGAAAAAGTTCCAACCCAATCAGGAATACTGATCACAGATTCTCTACACAATTTCTCACATAAAAAATTAACGACCAATTCAACCTTCTTAGGAATCTTCACTTCTCTAGCACTAAAGTCACGCAAATTCTTCAGTCCAGACAACATCACATCACACTCAACACCCTTATCTTCATAAGGGAGCAAGTGCGCCACATCATAATCCATTACATCTTCACACGGAGGTACATCAGTTTTCCCAAGGCGACCCTCGGTAAAAACTTTCCCTTTCAATGGTGATCGAGCACTCTCAAAACCAAGAGCAGCTCCAAGACCATTTTCAGCTCCTTCCAGAGCTGGATACGAAGTATGTAATAAAGAATTCAATGAAAATGTGACATCATCAAAAACTCTGAACAACCTACGCTGTCGAGTCTCATCAGCAGCAACGTGTATTCCCATAACAACTCCTCCATCAATATTACTCTTAATTTTGTCGCTCCTATTCAAATACACGGCACCACACATGCCAGAAAACCCACTAAGACTAGTACTCCTAACAAACTCCTTGTCTATCTTATACTCAAAGCCATTTGAAACGTACTGCACTTCTTGATCGTGACTATAATAAGCCCCTTCACTAGTGTGCAATTCGCCCAAAGCATCTCTGAATACTTGACGACACAAGCCTGTATGAGGAGTATTCTTAGAAAGTTTTCTAACATTGCTGCGTATACCATTCAACTTAAATGCATCCAAGCATAACACAGCAACGTC